CAGAAGCAACAAAGGTAGCAACAATACGCATAAATACATTACCAAATAGTCTCATTATTCTTCCTCCTTGTCTTTTGGATTTCTAAGTGGATAAGTAATCATCCATAGAACAGATGTTCCAACAATTGCATATCCAACTACCTCTTTGGCAGAGCCTTCTAGGACTAGCCAGGCTACAAACATACCAAGAAGTGTCCATGCCTGACCAATTAGGTCATTTAAAAATTTCTTCATTAATCTCTCCTCCTTGTGCCTGACGTTCCACCTGAGCCACCTGCTGATGCAGATGATGCTGGTGCTGATGGGGCTGCGGCTGTGAGTGCCGCTCCTGTTGCTGCGTTAACTGCTGCACCAACTGCAACAACTGCTGTTACAACAATCTTCTCTGATTCTTCACGAACCTTTGGAGACATGTCTGCTCCAACGTTACCAATAAAGTTAATTGCATCTACTGCGGCAGATAGACCAGGAATTGCTGCGAGTTCTTCTGATAGTTCGATGTCGTTTGCTTGTGCAGCAACGAACAGTGCGTCAAGGGCTTCTTCATATTCTGCAGAGCCTTGTTCAGAATTATTTAATATTTCATTTGCTACAGATATAAGTTCTGCTACTTGTTCATTTGAAAGTGTTGTTGGGTCTACCGTTTCAATATTTACTGGTAACTCAGGTTCACTGGGTTCGGGGGACACTGGCGGCTCTGGCTCTGGTATCGGTTCTGGCTCAACTTCCTCTGGCTCTTCAGCAGGTTCCTCGGTCTCCGTAGGTGTAGGTGCTGGCTCTTCATAAGGTGGAATGGAGTCAAGTTTTTGTTGAGCGACAAGTAGTTCCTCCTGTTTAGTTATTACATCTTGCGATGCTACTTCAATTATACCTGCTTTTTCTGCTTGAGTAATCAGGGAAGACTCGTAGTCTTGCTGTAGCCTGTTTCTATCTGTCGTTGCAGATAATAAAATAGATTGTTTTTCATCTAACTCAATTTGTACCAATCCAACAACTATAGCCAAGGCTGGGTCATTAATTAGTGGTGCAGTAGCATCCTCGTCTGGAACAATTACAACTATGTCTTCTTTTCTGTATCTAGTTTCTTCTCTAAATAAAGTAATCTCGTCATATACTGTAACCTCATCGTAAACAATCTCTTCTCTATAATAAATTACTTCTTGATATTTTACGACTGGCTGATAGACTATCTCTGTTACTGTTGTTTCTCCAAACCAGGTTGCAGGAACTATCTGCATGTTCCCCCCAGAAACCTGTGAGTAAAATTGTACAAAGGCTCCACCACCATTTTCATAATAATATAGTGTGGTTGGGTAAAAGATACCTGCTCTAATCCACATAGGTTCTGATATGGAGCCACCGCCACCCTTATCTCTCCAGTCATTGATAAGATTCATTCCAGCAATAGTTAGTTTTACTCCATCATCTGCTGGTGCATAGAAACTGTACCAGTTATCTTCTGGAACCATTAGATTTCCCTCAAACTTAACAAGAACATCCTCAGTCTTTCCAGAGTTCAAGACCAGTCCACTACCCCATTGAAAATTAATGTTAGGCACGTTCTCAGTTGCTAGAGGTATCTCTATGTCTGTTGGTAGTGGTGGTGCATTATTGTAGCCTTGTCTGTTGTAAGATGTTGCTGTAAGTCCACCTGGGACTACCCTTGTAACCTCAACTGGCTCATAATCTAAATAAGGAACCATCTCTGTGTAGGGTATTAAAACTGTTCTTGGTACAAGTTCTACTCTTGGGACTAACTCAGTATAAGGAACCTGAACTGTATATGCCACATCAATAGTCTGTGTAACTTCTTTGTCTGGTCTAATCCAGTTAGGGTCTGAAATTAATTTTGTATTGTAGTTTTCTTTAGCCAAGTCTAAACTTGCTTGTGCTTTGTCTACAAGTAATTGTTTGTTTTGTACATCCAAAATTTTGTTATCTAAAACTGTTTTGTTTGACTCTACCGTGGCATCGATAGCAGCCTTGCTATCTACTGCTAATTGGTAGGCTTCTTGAGCAAGAGTTAAGGCATTCTGGGCAGCGTCAATAACAGCCTTTGCCTCTTCTACTTTTGCACTATACTCTGCTTTTGTTTCTCCAAATGCTGACTGTGCTAAAAAAATAGGGGAAAGTGCTAGTGTTATAACTGCTAAAATAATTTGGGTTTTTTTAATTTTAATCTCCTCGTTGGAAGTGCCCAACAAAACTATTATACCACTACATTATATTTATGTTAAATTGTTTAAAGTATGAATCTAGTTGTTTTTGGTCTGGCTTGTTGCGTTCAATGATACTACGCTTATCAAACTCGTGCAGTTCTTCTGTTGGTTTTCTGTCACGGAAAGTGTGTATCTCTACCATCTGATTATTGTCTCTTTGTGTGTGTGAGATAGCACCAAAGATAGCACCACAAACAGCGTCTGCAAGGTCCTTGGAGGACTTTCTTGGGTGGTCTACACGATTACCCTTCATAATTTTCAATTCAGTTAATTCTTCAAACAACAGTTCTATGGCTGGCATAGCAAGGCGTTCTTCATAAACAAGCATAGCCATGTCTTCATAGTGTTTCTTAGCAACAGAAACAGTCTCAGTCTTTATACCAACAGACTTAAGTTCATTCTGGATATCGAATGATTGCCAACGGTCGAAGGAAACCATACCAATATCAAAGCCTAGTCTGCGTAGATTCTGAATCCATTGTTTTACTTCTGAAAGGTTGACAGGACCCTCAATCTTTGGTTCCCAATAGACTACTGCATCTACTATTACAATAGGCATTACTTGTGCATAGTCTTTAACTACCTGGACATTTACCCACTTTTCAACGTGAGCAATAGCCACAGCACACTTGTCATGCTTTTGTGCAAGGTCAGCATGGACAAAGTATTTTTTGTCTGGGTCTGGCTTAAACGATTCCATAAATCTTTTATTAGAATCAATAGGGTTTACAATGGTCATAGTTGCACGAACCTTTTCCTGCTGCTTAAAGAACGCATCCGAAGCATAGGTAGGCACACAAGCAAAACGCATCATAGCATCTCCGAGGTCTGTATAAAATGCTAACTTGAAGTCATCAATTTTACGAGTAGGATTTACTACCCATGTAGGTCTTTTAATAGCAAACATTCCAGGAAACTTGTATGCCAAAATGTTATCTTCATCCCACTCAATCTCCAAAGTGTTTCCCTCTGCGTCTTCTGGTAAGTCTGGATTCATAATAAACTTATGTTTCTTTGTGACAACTTCTTTGTCTGCAATAACTGCATCATATCTTTGAGAGATAAAGTCTCCAGGGTAACGAGGAAAAGACAGCAGGGCTACCTTGCCGAGGTCAGGGAAACGAGAGTCTACGGAAGCACGAAAGGCTTTATAGATATTGTCAGCGGTCTTACCTTGGTCATTACCATTGGTATTCTCACTAGCAAATCCAGAAATCTCATCTAGTACAGCAAGTATAAGGTTAAGACCCTCGTGAGATTCACGCTCAGAGTGTCCAGAATAAACAGTAATAGCATTACCAAACTCTATGCTATCTACCTTTGCATAATACTTTCCAGCAAACCATGGTGAGCGTTCAATCTTGTTTTTAAAACCTTTAAAGAAAACGTTCTTAGCCTGTTGTGCGTTAATCGCAATGTTGATAATATCAATAGCATCTCCAGTAGGCTTACCAAAGTAACGAGCAGGGTCTTTAAGACAAAGTAATTTATAAACGATATAGCAACAAGCAACTGTAGATACAAAGTCTTTACCAGAACCCTTACCAAGTTGTAGGATAACTTCGTTCTTTGTATACTTATTGTAATATCTACGACCTTCTGTGTCCCCCAGAATTTCAATAACTTCTTCTAGTTTGTAGATTTGACTCATAGCCTCTACAATATCGTATTGAATTTGAGATAGTGGTGGTTGCTGCAGATAGTCTTCACCTTCAACAAATGTTTTAACATCTACTGGCATCTCTGCAAAAACGTTGCTCTTCAGTACCTCAAGAAAATCATTGAACATTGACAATGGTTATAACCTCTTGCTCTTTTGATACCTGCGAAAGCCTACGCATAATCTCGTCACGAATCTGTGGGTACTCACTTGCAATATCTCTAAGAATACCAACAAGGATATCCTGTTTGTGTTCAATGTTTAGCATCTCTTCTGCCAGTTCTTTATTCTCAAGCAGACCTGCTTTCTGAAGCATGTCTATACGCTTGCTTTCAATATCCATAACAAGTTTAATTGCAGCGGTCTTAGCACCAAGATTGGCAACAGTGGTGGCATCGTCCATAACTTCATATGCTTTACTAATTAGTTTATTATAGTGAGTGTCTGCACCAACCAATGCTTCCTTGGCACGAGCACGAATAGCAGCATTGTCAGAAGCCATTACACGCCACTGGTTAATGTGAGCAACTACTTTTTGTCTTGGCATTGCAAGTTCTTTAGAAATTTGGGTAGGCTCTTCACCCTGGAGATACTTCTCCACAACCTTATTCATCTCATCTAGATGTTCAACTGTTAAGTCTTCAATCGACATTTTTCTTTCGCTTTCCTCGTTTTGTTGGAATACGCTTAACTCTTTCAGGGTCAAACGAACGCCATGCAGTAGCGGTTGCTTTCTGCATCTCAAAGCAATCTACCCAGACCTTACCGTTTTCGGTATTGGTTACAACAGCATCAAACTTAAATTTGACACCATGTTCTCCCTCTATTTTAATGATATCACCTTTAGCAATAGTAAAGTTACCAATTTGCAACTGGTCTTCTCTGCTAAATTTTGTTTCCTGTAGTTTGACTGACCTTACTTTTTTCATCTCTTTGACTTCCTTAGTTTAAACTTTGCTAGATAAACGTAGACTGTTTCTACGCTAGTACCACACTCTAAAGCAATCTGTTCTGGAGTTTTCTTGTCAACATGATAACGCTTCTTTAGCCATGCCTCATTCGTATAAAACTTATTAGCCATTAGTATCCAAACGCCTTATCCCAGTTTTTGAAAGCCCAATGTCCGATAGCACAAGCATCTGCAACATCGTCATCTTCTAGGTGCTTATCATAGTTTATATTAACAAAGTTAATTGTTCTTTGCTTTCGAATATTTCGTTCCTCAGTTTTAAACCAAGACACAGACTTTCCTGGATTCTTCTTCTGA